GGAGGGGACTTGCCAAGTGGCGGACCCCAGCTCCTCCCACACCGCTGGGAGGAGCTGGGTCGCGCCGCTTCCCAGTCCCGCCCCGCTCCCGGCGCGAAAAACGGACAGGGCGGCAGGGGACACGCCGCCCCGTCCGGGCTGCCTCAGCTCACCGCGAACTTCAGCAGCTTGATCGCCTCCGAATTGGCGACGGCGCCGCCGACCCGTTTCGTCGCGTAGAAGTGCACGAACGGCTTCTTCGTGAACGGGTCGCGCAGGATGCGCGTCGCCTGCCGCTCAGCGATGACATAGCCCGCCGCGAAATTGCCGAACGCGATCGACAGGCTGCCGGCGGCGATGTCGGGCATCGCCTCCGCCTCGACGACGGGATAGCCGAGCAAGGTCGCCGGCCGCCCCGCCTCGAGCCCCGGCCGCCACAGGAACTCGCCGTCGGCGGTCTTCATCTTGCGGATGGTCGACAGCGTCTTCGAGTTCATCACGAACGCCGCACCCTGCCGGTACACCGGTCGCAGCGCGTGCACGAGGTCGATAATGGCGTTCTCGGGGTTCGTCGCCGCGAAGCCGCCGGCGACGCCCGTCGCCAGGTGCTGCAGCGTGCCGAACGCTCGCGCCGCGTCCGCCGTCGCCGCCGTGGTATAGGTGAGGAACCCCTTCGGCTGGTTGGTGCCTGTACCGGTCACGAACGCCGTGCTCTCGGCGACGGCGAACTCGCGCGCGATCTCCTCGGCGAGCCAGGTCTCGACGTCGAACGCAGCGTCGTCGAGCATCGCCTGGCTTGCCGCCGGGTTGGCGTAGAGCTCGCCCATCGGCGGCGCGATCTCGTTCAGCACCGGCGTCGTCGTCTCGGGCCGCGCCGCCGAATCGGACACCCAGCCCGACTGGAAACCGCCCGACGCGACGAGCTTCCTGTAGTTGGCGCTGCCGACGCCAACGACGGTGGCGATGGCGCGGATCGGCGAAGCGTCCTTCAGCGTCGCGGCAATGCGCGCATCGATCTCGGTCGGCACCGCATAGCCGCCCTCGCCGCCAACGCCGATCGAGAAGCTCTTCATCTCGGGCGCGGCCTCCAGCCCCTTCCTGAGGTAGCCGTCGACGAACGCCGCCACGGCGTGCGTTCGGGCTGAGCCCGTCGCAGCCCCAAGCGCCGGCCGCGCTGCCTTCACCCTCAGCTCGCCGAGCTCGGCGCCGAGCGCCTTCACCTCGTCCCTCAGCGCTGCCAGCTGCGCCGCGTCAATGGCGCCCTCGACGTCGGCGCCCGCCACGCCCAGCTCCGCCTTCACCTCGTAGTCCATATCCTGCTCCTCAGTTTGAAATTGCCGTCACCCGCGCCAGCGGCTGCATCGGGAAGGTCACCAGCGACACCTCGATCAGTTCCAGTGCCAGCAACTCGCGCAGCCCCCGCGTGCGGTCGCGGCGTGCCGTCCTGACGCGATATCCGAACGACAGCCCCTGGACCGCGCCCGCCGCCGCCAGCCGCGCCGCCTCGCGCGCGCCGTCCGACCCGGCCGCGAACAGCGCCTCGACCTTCAGCCCGCGCGCATCCTCGGCAAGCCGCGTCACCCGACCCAGCGGCCGCGCCGCATCGTGCTGCCACAGCAGCGGCACCGGCCCCGCACCCGCGAACGCCCCCCGCCGCACCACGTCGCGCCCGCGGTCGGGCACGTCGAACACGGCGGCATAGCCGGAAAGGCGCAGCGCGCCGTCGTTTGCCTGCATTGCATCGATCCCTTGCGTCAGTGGCCGAAGACGCCCTTCAGCCCCGCCGTCACCGCCAGTCCCGCGACGAGGCCGAACAGCATCAGCTTGACCAGCCAGCCGACGACCGCGGCGCGCGCGCTGCGCTTCGCCTCGCGCCAGGCCGTCAGCAGCGCGCGCAACTCACCGACGTCGGTGGCGGCGCTTGCATCGACGAGGCCGACGCGCGCCAGCGCCCGCGCCGCGCCCACTTCGCTCGCCTCCTCGACGAGCGCGCGCAGCGTGACCAGCGCCGCGCCCTCGTCGGCCGCTTGCGCGATGAGGCCGGCGAGCATGCCCGTGCCGCTCACCGCCCGATCCCCAGGATTGCGCGCTTCTCGTCGCCCGACAGGAAGTCGGCGGCGCCGACCTGCCGCCACAGCGCCGCCCGGTCGGCGGCAAGCGCCGGCACCTTGTCGACGTCGACGGCAATCGCCGCCGCCGGCCACCACGCGCGCAGCCATTGCGTCAGCGCGCCGGTGATCCGCCCCAGCAGCGGCAGCACCGTCAGCCGCCACAGCGCCCGGTTCGCCTCGGCGTAATTGGCATAGGTATTGTCGCCCGGCAGCCCGAGCAGCATCGGCGGCACGCCCAATGCGAGCGCGATGTCGCGCGCCGCCGCGCGGTGCGTCTCGGCGAAGTCCATGTCGGTGGGCGAAAGCGACAACGGCTGCCACTTGATCCCGCCTTCGAGCAGCAGCGGCCGGCCGGCGTTGCCCTCGCCCGAAAAGCCCGCCGCCATCTCCGCCTTGAGCCGCTCGAACTGGTCGGCCGACAGCGTGCCGTCGCCGTCGAGCACCAGCGCGCCTGACGGCCGCGCGGCATTGTCGAGCAGCGCCCGGTTCCAGCGCGCCGCCGCGTTGTGCGTCGCCACGGCCCCCGCCGCCGCCGCGAGGCAGCCAGCGCCATAATGGTCGTCGAGCGGGTTCAGCATGCGGATGTGCAGTACCCCGCCCTCGCCGGCGGCGAGCCGCACCACGCTGTCGCCGGCGCGATAGAGATAGGCAGCCGGCCAGCCGCTGGCGTCGGCTTCGACCGTCACCCGCTCGGGCCGCAGCGCATGCAGCTCGGCGGGCCGCCCGCCCTCGCCGGTCGCCGCGTCGACATAGGCGTTGCCGTTGAGCAGCAGCTGCGCTGCCAGCGTCTCGACAAATGCCGCCGCGTCCTGGCGCGGGTTCGGCGTCGCGACCAGCGCCTCGATGCCGCCGGCGACGACGAGCGGCGCGCCGCCGGCGCTTTCGGCGACCAGCCGCAGCGCCCGGCTCGCGACCGGATTGCCGAGCGCCTCGCGCAAGCGTCCCTCATAGCTTGCCGGCACGCCGTCGCCGCCCCAGCCGCCGGCAAACGCCAGCGGCCAGCGCGCCAGCGCCGGCCGGCCGGCCTTGCGGCCGAACCAGTTGAACATCAGCGATCTCCGTTTCGGTTACAGCCTAAACCACCCGCACCGCCGGCCGTGCCCGTGGTCCGAGCAGCAGCTCGGTCAGCGCCCAGACGAGCGCGTCGGCTCGGTCCGGGGACCGCCCCGGCCCGTCATAGCCGCCGCCGGCGACGAGCCCGCACAGCTCGTCCTCGAGCTCGGCGAACACACCCGCGTGCCGCACCCGCCCGCGTTCGTAGAGCGCCGCCACCGGTTCGGCGCGCGCCGTCTTGCCGCGGCTCGCGCGCACCGCCCTCACCGGCAGCGTCGCCTCGGCCGCGGCGAGCACGCTTGTCACCATCGCACCGCCGTTGTTGACCTCGGCGACCACCCGGTCGGCCTGCCAGCGCTCCGCCGCCACCACCACCGCGCGCGCCCAGCCCTCGGGCGCCAGCCCGGCGACGCTCGCATCCTCGACGACCAGCGCCGACCCGTCCGCGGCCAGCCCCGCCACCACGATCCCGCACGCGCCGCCGTCGGCGGGCGGATCGACCGCGACAACGACGCGCGCAAGCCTGTCGGCCGCGGCGGCCGGCGCCCGGCACCGCTCGATCAGCGCGCGCGACCACAGCGCGCCGTCGACATCCTCGACGAGCTCGCCGTCAAGCTCCTGCCGTCCCCAGCGCGTGCCGCCATAGGCGCGCTCGATCGCCGCGATGAAGCCGGGCGCGAGGTTTGCGGCATTGTCGGCGGTCCGGCCACGCGTCACCTTGACTGCCGGATCCGCGAGCAGCGCGCGCACCAGCGGCGTCGGCCGCGGCGTCGTCGTCAGCACCGCGCGCGGCTGCTCGCCGGCGCGAAGCGCCATGCGCAGGTTCATCCACGCGTCCTCGCCGCGCGGCCATTTGGCGATCTCGTCGCACCAGGCGGCTGCATATTCGCCGCCGCGCAGCGAATCGGGATCGTCCGCCGAACAGAGGATGCCGACGCTGCCGTTGCCCCACGTCAAGCGTCGACGGCTCGGCTCGAAGAATGGCCGCGAGGCCGGGTTGCCGATGCTCAGCAAGCCGGCGGGTCCCTCGACCATCACACGCCGCGTCTCGTCGTGCGTCGCGCCGACCACGGCGACCGTGCAATGCCGCCGCAGCGCCGTCGTTCGCAGCCATTCGGCGCCGGCGCGTGTCTTGCCAAAGCCGCGGCCGGCGAGAATCAGCCAGACCAGCCAGTCGCCGTCGGGCTCGATCTGCGCCGGCCGGCCGCGCCCGAACCATGAGTCCAGGGCCGCGTCGCGGATACCCGGCTCGATGCCGCGCACGACGCGTTTCCAATGCCGCGGGTCGAGCGCCGCGACGCGCGCGCCGAGCGGGCGCTCGTCAGGCGTCACCGGCCGCCTTCGATATCGGCGATGCGGCGCGCCATCAGCCGGCAGGCGTCGCGTTCCTCCTCGATGGTGACACGCGGCCCCGCCAGCCGCGCATATTCGTTGGGCCGGCGGTGGCTGAGCAGGAACATCAGCAGCCGGTCCGAATATTCACGGATCGCCACGGGTTCGCCGCTGCCACGCACCACCATCTTCACCGTGCCGAACATGACCCGCTCGACCGCGACCGCGACGAGCTGATCGAGCGCGGTGTCGATCGCGTCGTCCCAGCGCCGGGCGAACACCGCGTCGCGGCGGCGCAGCGCATAGGCTCCCGACTTGTTCTTGGCGACTGCGGCGCATGCCGCGGTGACGTTCGCCGTTTGCGCGAGGACCTCGAGGAAGGTTTCGCGCCGGGCCGCCGTCCAGCTGTCGTGCCGCCGCGCCATGCGTTCTTTCGCTCCCGCAACGAAATCGGGCCGGAAAGCGTCACCGCCTCCCGACCCGCAGCTCTCGACCTTGCCTGTGTTCTAGCAAATAGCGGTTCGCTTGTCAACAGCAAAATAACCCAATAGGTTCATGATGCGCTAAGCATCATCTGCGT